CTTTACCAAAACCTACTATAGCCATACCATCTTGGAAAGCTGCTTCTGTCCCTCTAGCATCAAAAGGAATCTGGTGATAAGCATCTCGAATACTCTTATTATTGTCCAAGCTGTTACTTTTCACTGGGATCTTAGCCGCAGGAACTGGAGCATTAATATCAGCACTACTAATTAAAGAAGCATCATATAATGCACGATCAGATACAGCTCTACGAGCAGAGTTGAAACGAATATTGAAGAGAGTTGTGGCAGCTGCTTGGAATGGGATATTACTTTCTGCAATGCTCTGGGTTTGATAACCCAGTCCATCTTCTAAAGGTTGTCCAAAAAGGATAGGGAGGTAATCATAAGCACTGATTATACGCTCTGCTTGTACAACTACACTATTATTAATGATTACGAACTTCCAAATTTGGGGAGTCTTAGATTCTGGTCCGAACAGGAAGAAGTCAGAAGGCATAATACGAGCATAAAGACGAAAAATCTCGAAGTTTCCAGTCTTAATAGCGTTCTTATTATCTTCGTTTAGTCCTGTAATATATTGATACCAATCTGTGCCATCTATAGGCTTACGAGCTGAAACATAATCTGATACTGTAGGATGTATTCTATAATTAGAAGAACCATCAGGGGTGTTATTTCCACCGCTACCTAAAGCTTCTTTAACATTAAAGGCTTTACCTTCCGTAGAGAGGCGATTAAGAAAGCGCTTTACTTTAGTAGCTGAAACAAGTTCAATATATCCAGCATAGTCTCCTTCTAGAGAGACATCTCCTGGGTTTACATTATGATCCCAGATTGTATTATAGGGATCAAGACGCTTAAGTTTTGTATACTTTTTAGCTGTCTTGTCCATCTTCTTACCCTTCATGAGGTCTTGAAGAAGGGAGTATTGATAGATAGAAGTCCACTCAGTTTCAAGAGCTGAGAGGTTATACTTTACACCATCTCTAAAAAAGAGGAGAAGCTGACGAGCGTAGCCCCCGAGAGTAGCATGATCATCAATTAGAGTCTCAAGCTGCTCAGCATAGTCTTTATTACTAGGATTTGAGACAATAGGAAAGATAGGATACCCACTAAGGAAAACATCAGCAAGATATGCTACCATACTATCCACTTGGGAAATAACAACAGGAGGAACTGTAGAAGGAAGATTGACAGCGCCAACCGGTGTAGTAGCTGCATCAATACCTTGGCCAGTGACTACTCCATTTACATCTTTATTAGCTTGATAGCGAGCGTAAGCAATATCAATAGCCTCCATCTTGGCTAGATAATCTGAGAATTTCTTATGCTCTGTGAGTACTCTTTGAGCGTATTCTAAAATAGCTTTTTGGCTTTTCTCTTTGGGTACTATAAGTGTAGTTGCTTCTAAATCTTGTGCCATCTCTATTCCTCTCCTTCAAGGTTTTGTAAGAAAAAGACATAATGAAGGTTTTAGGTCTTTTAATATTACCAATAAAATTACATAGGTGTATTATTACCTATTACAGAGCATTTATTGTGATCTATCGTACTTCTGGAACCGTTTAAGGTGTAGATAAGATGCCAATATTCATTTCTTACATCTATTCCATATGCTATAGCATCCAAGAGGTCATCTTTATTCTTGGATTTACCTATCTTATAGAGAGAGGCCTGCCATACAAAATCCCTTCTCGTCTCTGGACTATGAAGATAATAAGTTTTCTTGTATAGCTCTGCTATGAAAAGACGAATACGAGTTTCTTTTTGTCTTCCATGAGGACTGAGAGGTACTACTGTTATCTCAGTTATATTGAGCTTTCTAAGCCAGAAGGTTAACCAGAATCCTAAAGTGGCTTGATAGCCTACATCCTCTACGCCTATAAGACAGCAATTCCACTTAAGAGCAAGTTGAATAGCTTTTACTATAAGCTCTTGAGGATCCATAATTCCTTTTACTGTCTCTACTACATAGCCAGTATCTTGAATTTTCAAGTGCGCTGCTATTACATTATCATCACTATTGTCTTTGAAACCTGCTGTATCTATTGTTAAGAAAGCGCCATCAGGATTAAGAAGCTCATCACTTACTAGGTCAGAATCAGGTAATGGATTCGGTAAGAGAGAAAGATGTGTACTCTTTGGATCATTCATTACCTCTGCAAACCAGATATGAGAAAGTCCTAAAGCCTCATCATGGTAATAGGATTCCATAAGGTCTTCTAGGGAGAAAAGCTCAGGCCAGAGAGGTTGCCCATTCTGAAGAAGAGCTCCTGTTACCATAGAGATCCAATAAGGGTTATTCTTAAGCTTATTGAGAACGCAATCATCAGAGTACATATTACCTACATAGATAATAAGTCTCGGGCCTTTCGGGGCAATTGCTTTAAACACAGTTCCGACAAGCTCGTTGAGTAGAGTATCTCGCTCTGTAGGAGATTCATCATTCTTGCGAGTTTGGGCGTCATCACAGAAAATGAGATCTGGTCTTTCGTTCTGTAGGTTAATACCGCGTACGCCTGCAGACCATCCTCTTGCAATGAGTGAGACTGTTCTCCCATGATAAGCCGCCTTCTTAGTATTTGCACTGTCAATAGCTAATGATTCTTCCCACTGTCCGTAAATGTTTGTTATATTAGGACTTCGTAGAATATCGTGAATATCAGCTAGTAAGAGCTCGGCTAGGTCACTATTGGAGCAAATAATAAGAGCGAATTTTATTTTATCATAAACAATAAACCAACAGATTAGAATCTTAATGAAAGTTGTCTTAGCATGGCCTCGTGGAAGACCAAGAACGAAGCGAAGTAGCTTATCATAATCTTCATCTTTCCTGGTGGAAACAAGCTGCCAGATAGCTATGTAGAAGAGAGGAAGTTTAGACGTGCAAACAGATGGCATACAGAGCGCAGCAAAGAAATTAAAATCTACCTTGCCACGCTCATATGCTTCTGAAATTGATACGCTAGCTTCTACGCTATTAGAAATTGACATAATAGGTCTTTAGTAGAGAAGATAAAATCGGTTCCCAATGTATGACATGGGCTTCGCCCTGCTTTTATGCTCTACTCATAGCATATTCAAATTCCTCTAGAGTGTCTACTTCTTCGTATTTTTGAGCTTCTCTAGGAATTTCCTCTGTAATTCTAGGAATTCTTGCTGACTCATCTTGGTTCTCCTTCATATTCTTGAAGAGATTAATAACCCCATTTGAAGTAAGAGGGGCTAGGTTTAAGTTGTTTACGCTTAAGACTTCTTGATCCTTAGTCATGCAAAGTTCTGGGAGAGCGTGAGAAGGAATAGAAATCTGAATAATGTTTTGGGTAATAGCTTGGCCTTCAATAATAGGATTAAGGCGAGCTTTTACTTTCTCCTGTCTTTCAGAGACAACACGGAGAGCGTTCGTGAGATCTCTCATTTCTGCAATAGAAGAGAGCTCCATTATACGATCTAGAAGCGTATGCTCTGCCGCTTGGTATTTCACACTAAGTGTAGTATCTTCTCCTGCTTCCTTATCTGCTTCCGCTTGCTTACTTGCAAGGATGTTCTGGAAGTCTTGGTTTGTCTTGGAAAGCTGAGAGATATAAGCAGGTGTGCAACCTACTATGGTGGCGACATTAGCCGGCTTGAGGCCGTTTGCAAGGAGAGAGGCTATTCTTTCAAGGTTCATAGTATTGCCTTTAGAACTGTGTTAGGTTGAGGATAGTATAGGAGAGGAGGAGAAGGAAGTCAAGACCTTTAGGGAGATTTTTCGCAAGGTTATGGGAAAGGAAAATAGAATTGAGCAGAAAGTTTAGAAAAATTTTTTAGAATTGAGCAAAAACTTTAGAAAAATTTTTTAGAGGTCATTGATAGGCGCAGGATTCCTGGAGTCTAAAAAAAGCCACCCCTCCCCCTCTTTCTTCTAGGCAATAAAAAACCCCTCACAATGGAGGGGCTGTTGTTTTGCTTCATGTCTTTCAGTAGTAAAGCATACTCGTCCTTGAGCAGAGCGTTCCGTTGCTTTCATACCCTATCACTCTAAAATAGCAGCTCCCTATAGGTTCTTGGATTTCTTCTTGCATCGTACTGCCTGCGGGCATGAAGAATGGCGCGTCTAAAGCTTTGCACTCTTCAGCAACTTCTGGATAGTGCTCTTGTAGTCTTATGTAATCGAAGTATATCATCTTGCTTCCTTTCTTTTGACGTTGATTGATAACAGCTATACTATAACTTAGAACTTGCAGCTTGTCAAGAACTTTAGACAATAAAAAACCCGCTTATTTAAGGCGGGTTCTAGGTGGTACAGCTTAGGCCTTACATATCGTCGAGTGCATCACCAGCAGTGGCAGCATCCTCAAGGGCAATCATAGCACGTTCAAAGCGGGTAGCTTGCTCTTCCGTGATAGTCTTG